TATCGAGGAGCGGGGTAAAACTTTTCGGGTTTAATTACCTTCAAAAGTAAACCCTGGACTCGGTAAACCACCGATATCCGATACTACTTAGATCGGACCACTTCGGGATATAGTCCCAACTCGGAGCTATACCCGTTCTCATGCCGTAGGGCACCTGACCAAAAACTCTATAGGTCAGATACCCCCCGCGCAGACAGCCCTTAATTGCGGCGATAAGCTTAGCTGCAGAGTTGTAGCCAAGCGGTCGATAGCCGAACTCGCCGTAGATATCTACGCCGTCGTCGTCGACATGCGATGGTTCCACCGCATCTCTTACGGGACGGGCAGCCCATCTGCGATAAAGCAGTGAGCCTGCGTAGTCTGGGCCATTTCCTTTAGTTCGTTTGCCTAGTAAAACGACAAACGGAGAGGAAACGCTTGCCAGAGGGGTTCGTATTCCTGCATCGGGATTTTCCCAAGGAGGAACTTGAAGCCGCCTATCGACATGGCGAAGCAAGTAGCCAATCGACCCCTTTAGGGGGATCTCATGGCGTATGCTCCACGCAACGAGGTTGTTGATTAAGGAGTATCTATCCTGAGGCGTTTTGAGGGATTTGCAATACACCCCTCTGACGTTAGTGCCTTCCCAAAAGTCGGCACCACAGGACTCCCGAAAGGGTTCATACACGCCACTGAAGCTCTTGTCTTGATTGACTATGAAGCCTAAGTAGCTAAGTAACCGTGTGAGGCTAGGGACTGCTCTTTCGTTAACGATGATATCGTCTCCGAAGACGCCCCAGTTACTCGGCACCATTTCTGTAGACAGCTTCTGGCCATCTACAGAGCCCTGCAAAACCGTGGCCTTACGCGCTGCCTTTTGGAAGCGCAGGCCTAGGCTTTTGTACACGGCTTGAACCGCACTTGCATATACGGCGGTTTGTAGAGGGAAGCAAAAAGCGTTCCCCATTGTAGCCACCATATGGAGGTCAATCTTTCGATTAGCCTCGTTGACCGGAATGATTGCCTCACTCGAACGCATCGTCTTGATCCACCATGAATTCTGTGGGTCAATAAACTTGTCGAGCAGCTTCATGCTTAGACAATCAGATGCACTCTTAAGATCGAGTGTCGCGAAATCCCCGGTCATCGACCCATAACGAGCCAACTCGGCGTTTAAAGCTGGTTGGTGTGTAAGATCAATGCCGAAGTACGACAATAGTCGACTTTCGAGCAACTTCTGCATCCCTTTCTGAAAGAACATATTCAGTAAAGGTTCAGGCTTAACAAGCCGCGAAATCTTCGCGGTTTTCGGGACAGCGGTTATATTAACGGCTTCCTTTATAATGGGTGAGCCGTACAGCAGAGTCCTTGCCAACTCGGCATCTAACCTGCTAGAACGACTATTACACCACTGATCGAAATAAGAAATGATCAGCGGCGATGTCGCGGATAGTTGAGAATGGCCTAATTTGTGAAAAAAGGTCTCATTCTCAACGCCCGGAGCCGACCCTGGCCCAAAATCAACGCCTTGCTCAATGCCATACTGGCTAAACAAGGGCTGACCTTCTG